ACCACCGAATGTAGGATTTTTAATTTGATTAATCATGTCTATGCCTTATTTGTTTAGTGTCATCCAGACAGCACCTGCTATAAATGTTAGTACACCTACCGTTGTTATTTTTACTACCGTAGTCCAAATACCTTTACGGGTATCTCGCCACGCTTCTAGTAGGCTACGCATTTCGGTGATGTCCTTTTGTGCTTGGTCATCTAACAGTCCAATAGAACGTAAGGCTTCCTTTGCCCCACGTCTAGCTGCACGATCTAGCATATCTTCTATTTCATCTGCTGTTAGCTTAATGTCAGACATAACCTACACTCTATGGTTTAGTAGGCCAGTCAGCCTCATCCAAGTGAGGCCAGTTAGCGTGGCTTGTGATGTTACGCAGTGCTTGACGGTAAGCTGTTTGTTCAGCGGTCATAGTACGGTCAGCTACAGCCCACCAATCTGTTGTGTCTAACAACATATTACGTCTTTCTTTTGCTCCATTTGTAACATTTAAAAGCTCTAAAGCTTCTGAATCCGCAATTTGTTGTGCAACCGTTACTGTGTTACCTTCTGTATCGGTGTATTCTTTAAACATGTCTTCTATAGACCATTTAATAACCCACTGACCTTCAGCATTTTGCTCTGCGCCATTTTGCACAGCTATTTTATGTTTCTCTAGTTCTGGAGGAAAAACAAATATTACTGGGTCTAAGTTTAGTGTGTCTTCTACATCACTGTTCCAGACTTTAGGAAGTGATATGTTTGAAAAATGCCTACGCCACTCTCCTTGAGATTTAATTTCACCAGTTGTTCTTTCACGATAATCACTCATTAATTTGATCCTTTCTTAAAGAGTTTGACTTATGCTATAAGTTGAGTATTGTTTGAAGTAGTTCTACTATTAGTATTATAGCTGTTTTGGGTTATGGCCCAATCTGACTTTAAGTAATTACTACTATCAGGGTTATCTTTAAAGAAACTTGAGCCGAAATTGGGAGTATATAAATTTTGTCCAGAACTAGTTGCCCAAGAAAGGTTAGAACTAGGATAAGGACCACTTGTGACAATGGATAAATCACCAAAATTACCTGTCAAAGAACCGTCACTTGGGTATTTTATTAAAAAATTATGCCATCCCGTAGTAGAACCTTGTCCTTTTGCGCCTGTGTGTATATAAATATTATCATTGCTATCTATTACCATTTTTGAGGCAAACGGCCGTCTGTTACCACTGGCTTCTGCTGCAGCATCACAGAAGTTAAAATTATTAGTATTACTAGCTTCAAAGGTACGACTCCATTCGTATGTACCAGAAGAGTTAAACTTCCATAAAACTAAACCTCCAGTACTGTTTCCGTCATAACTAAACAATACATAAAAATTATCTTGGCTATCAATTTTAGCATCCCATAACCACTTATCTTCTGACGTGCTAAGGCTACTTATTTCGTTTGAAGCCCACTCTACCGTTTTTCCTGTGCTTGTAAGTTTTAGTCTTTGGTAGTAAAAACGTCTATAGTAACTATAGTTTTCGTTCCAAACTGCATAAGCCCATTTGTTTCCATTACTATCAGCAGGACCAACAGCTATGGCAGAACCATTATATTTATTTCCACCACTAAAACCTGACATTTGCGGAGAAACTGGATAAGACATTTGTGGATGGTTTGTAAATATTTCATTAGTAGAATCCCATATACCTGCAAACATAAAAGGATAAGCAGAATAAAAATTAGGACTACCAGAATTGCCTACAGTACCTGCCCAGTAAACATAATCGTTATCATTGTCTACAGCAATACAGTGACCTGCTGCATCTTCACGAAAGTAACTAGAAGTAGAATACGCACTACCAGATTGCTTATTACCTGCCGCATTAAAATTATTTAACTTATCATTTGTCTGCTCAATCATAGCACCTATATAAGCATAGTACCCATCGGTGCCTTGTACCCAAAAATCTCCGTTTTCTCTAACGTGACCAAAGTTAGTATTATAATATAATGCTGAACCACCACCTACGGGATATAACCTATTATCATAACCAGAGCCTGACGAACCCGTAGAAACCATATTGTGCCCCATCCTCCATGCACCATCATTAAACATTTGATTTTGGGTTAAATCTGTATTGTATCTATATATTTTAAACTCAGGATAGCCGTATGGACCCGTCCCAAATCCGTCAATATGAAGAGTACTGTCATTGTTAAATAACTGACAATTTCTATAGTTGTAAGTAGGATCTCCGTATGAACTACCGTATGGTGAATGACTATGAACAGTAATACGTTGATTAACAGTGGGTGGTGCACCATCTTGAACTTTTTTTAAGATCATCGTTCTACGGCTATCATTAGTTACCGTTGAAACTGCGTATACAACACCACTACTATCAACATCTAAGCCACCAGGATTTAGATTACCTGCATTAGGAGACTGACTATCTGTTTTAACGTACCAGAAGTTATCAGCACCTGCAGCAGCCATCATCATAAGTTTATTGTTGATCATTTTATTATCCTAAATTATAACCTGCAACAAAACCATACCAATTTGTACCACCATCATGTGTATAGAAAACTAACTGATCTATAGCACTTGCTCCCTCACTAAATACAGGCGTTATTTGTTTAGGCCAGTTTACAGAGCTAGGCCATGTTACTAGATAGGTACTTGCACTTGCATCTTGCACTAGTTTTAAACTAAACCCATAGGCAGTACCACTAGCAGGAGGATTGCTAAATGTAAACGTGGTGTTCTCACTTAGTGTATGGCTGAATACGTTACCTGTTTCACAGTTAATCGTTGTTGCATTACTTGATGAAGTAACAGCTTGATAGGTTTCATTGTAGGATGATACTATAAGTTCACCATCAATGTCAACATCACCAGTGTAAGTTTCTAGTGAAAAATCTGTAAGTTTACTATCAAGCTGTGTCTGGATGTTAGAAGTTACACCGCCTACAAAGTTAAGCTCTGATGTGCTTGCTGTAATACCATCAAGAGTGTTTAATTCAGCAGTTGATAATGTTGCCCCGTCAAGAATGTTTAACTCTGCAGTTGATAATGTTGCCCCGTCAAGAATGTTTAACTCTGCACCCGTAGCAGTTACGGCTGTACCACCTAAAGTAACATCAGTTGTAGTAATTGTAATGTTAGATGAACCATCAAAGTTAGCTGCACCTGACGTTACACCTGCAATAGCAATTGTACGTGCTGTAGTTAACGCATTTGCTGTAGACGCAACACCAACAACTGTAGCATTAATAGTGCCATTAACTGTAAGATCACCCGTAACTGTGCCATTACCAGACACAGCCAAAGTACCAACATTAGCTGTATCAATTGAAGCAGTATCAATGTTGGCAGTACCGTCAATGTATGCATTACGCCACTCACTGCCAACAGCACCAAGGTCATACGTATCATCTACTGATGGAATAAGACTAGATGCAACATCTGCATTTACTGTCACCGTATCTGAAGCTGCATCACCAAGTGTTGTGTTACCATTAACTGCAAGAGTGCCAGTTAGTGTTGTGTTAGTTGATACAGATAATGTACCTGTAATAGCAGTTGAGCCTAAACTAACTGCACCTGAAGATGTAATAGAACCATCTAGGTTAAGATCACCCGCCAAATAGGCATCTTTATATTTTAGACTAGATGTACCAAGGTCAACAGTGTTAGTTGTCTTAGGACGCAGTACAGAGGCTGTAGCAACTAAATCTTGCGAGGGTCCAATAACTGTAATAGGCGCACCTTCAGATGTAGTACCATCATGAGTGTGGCCCGTACTAGCATTGAAAGCTGATTCAACAGCGTTAAATTCATTGTCTAGGTCATCAGCATCAATAACATTACCATTAGCGATGTTATTAGCTGTGTCTGCTCTTACATAACCTGTACCCATGAGTTTTCCTTACTTCCTATTGTTTTCAGCAAATTCAAGTATTGCTGTATCTAACAAAAATGCTGAATTAGAACTATCATCTTCTATTCTTAGTGCTACTGTATTACCTGAACCTATAATGTTATTATTAAAAGACTGTGTACGAGGTTCACCAAATGATGTTGAGCCAAAGATAGCTGTATTATTACCGTAGAAACCACCACCACCTGCATCAGAGACTAATGAAAATGTAGCAGGTTGTATTTTAGCTCTATCGTTTTGGTTATAACGAATGTTACAATCAATATTAATTGCACCAAATGGTTTAATGTACAGATCAAGTTTATAAAATGTTTTACGTTTCTGTGGATCAGTAACAGGCATAAAGGGCGATTCATAGATAGCTACAACATTATCGCCATCACGTGATGTACCACTTTCCATACGATATATATAACCGTCATTATTAGAAAATACTACATACTCATTACCACCAATATACTGTGAATCAGCAATGTATACTTTATAACCTTTTGTTTCAGCCCACTGAAAGCCTGTACCACCTTGGTCAATAAACTTAGTACCTAGCACACCTTTAGCAATACCAACCTTTTCACCGCCTACATAACCAAACATACGATACTGTGCTTTACCACGAATAACTGTACTTGAAAAGTTTTGTGCATAACCTTGCAGTTCAGTTACAGTAGGACGTATGTTCTTGGATGCTACATCAATACCAAAGTCACCAATGCGTTCTGTTGAGCTTAATGTACGTAGTCCATCTGGACCAAGGAACATAATATCAGAACCAACTTCTTGAATTGTGTCAGCACTTAAACAACCAAGGTCTTCGGTAATTGAACTAAGGGTAAAGTCAGCTGCGCTGTTGCCAGTTAACCGCATAATCTTATCACGACAAAATACTATTAAAGAGTCACGATAAACTTTAAGACCTGTGATCTCAGAGTTAAGACCAATACTACCTGCGCCATTAGCAGGATCAAAGTCTGTGTCTGCATACGGCGCAGTAAATACAAGCTCAGTACCTACACCAAAAAACAACGTACTTTTAAACAGTTCTACAGTGCTTGCACCCTCAACCGCAGTATTACCTGTGCCACTATTGGTAATATACGTCATAGCTTGTGTACTGTCAGTATAATATACAGGATAGTTTATGCCGTCAACAAATACAATCTTTAATGCATTGTTAAAGTTATAACTTACGTGCCGTGCTTTAGCAAAAGTTATATCAGCAGCAGTTACTTTAGATGTCCAAGCAGGGGTACTATCTGTTGTATTAATTAAATAATATACACCACTACGTGCAGCAATAAACCTTTCTTCATCTGCATTTTCAACAACAGCAAGGGCTTGTGTTACACCACTACCAGTTAGCTGTGCGTCATCTAGTTTAGTGTATCCTGCTACTTTACGGTATCCACCATCAAGTGAAGGCTCAAAGTTCTGCAAAATAAATGCAGAACCTACAGCGTTAATACCTTGTTGCAAGGGGCTAATGTTAGTAACCAACCCACCTGTAAATTGTACAGGGAATGTGGACCAAGCTGTAGTCATACGTTTATACTTTCAATAAACCAAATGTATTTGGGCTGCTGTACCTTACTGTAGAACGTACATAGTCATACGTATTTATATGTAGACTACGCATATACTTAATACTCTGTTCAAACTTTTGTTGTGACAATTGAGCAGATTGATTATCTCCTCTAAATTGATAAGCATAGTACATAGCACCTTCAGTAATCACATGTTTAAATTCTTGTGGTACAGTAGGTACATCATCTTGTAATTCTAACTCTACAGGATTACGATAGTATTCATAAACTAATTCATATGCTTTATCAGGTGTAGGGAATATAATAAATTCTTGACTAGGTGTTCTAGTTACGTAGTTTGGCTTACCACGAATACTTGTAGTATTATTGTACTCATAGTCAGAATACTTGTCAAGGTATTCTTGATAGGTCATGCTTTGTAATTTAGTAGTTGTGATATTTAAACTACTATTACGTTTAATCCTAAAGCTATTCATGTCAATTGTTTTAGCATCATAAGGATAACCGTAACGTGTGACACCTGCAGTTAGTATATCTTCTTCTTCTACGTGATTCCAAGGCCAACCAAACTCTTCGTGATTGATGTGACGAATAGCGGAATTAACTGCATCTTTAGCTGTATTGTAATAACCTGTAGCTGTAGCAAAGTTAGAACTTGTAAGCTCTACTTCATTAAGCCTACGGTTTACTTCATTTACAAGTCCAAGAAAGTTATATGCCATTATTTTTCCCTCACACGTAGGAATACAGTACGTTCAAATATTAAACCATCAGAGGTAGTAATGTTACAATATAGTTTATATTTAATGTTATCTGTACCAAGCCCCATACGTGCAGTTGCTGTTGTATTTGTACTTGTAGCTGAAACTAATTGAATACCATAAACAATAGGACCACTTGCAACTAGTTCAGTTTTAGTTCCATCTGCATCATCTACATACCATGTAACAGAGTTAATGGTTGCTGGCGCAATAAAACGAGACCAATCAATACTGTAATCGGTTAATTCATCTGGGTCTTTATTAGGCCATTTTAATGACATTCTGTGTTCCTATTATGCTGCACGTACATAGGACGTGTTTGTATTAGAAGATGCGGCAGATATATAAACTGTACGTTGTCTACTATAGTCATCTTTAATTGATTCATAGTCAAACTGTACAGCATCAATTGTTTCGTCACCTACCGTAAACGTACCCTGTACGCCTGTTGGTACTACTACAGCTTGGCAATCTAATGTAACAGTATCAACTGCGCCTGTGCCACTTACACCTTTACCATCTAAAGACACGTCAGCATCTGATGTAATTATAACTTCATCACCGTCTACTAATGGTGAGTCAGTAATACCCTGTAGCCCAAAACCAGTAAGTGTAACTGTAGGACCAAAACCTGCACTAACATTAATGTGAGCAAGATTGGCTGCGTTTACAATGTCAGTAGAAGCATTTGTACCATCAAAATGTAATAATGCTAACGTGTCATCATCTACTGTAAAGGCAGAGGTACGTGGAGTAAAGCCTGTTCCAGTATACTGTGCTACATTAGAAAGTCTTACTTCGTCAATGTAACCATCAAAATCACCAAAACTATTTTTACCTACAGTAAAAGTACCATTGTCTGGGCGGTTAGCAGTAGAACTTGATTCCTCTAATGTTCCGTTAATGTATAGTCTATGAACGTTTCCTTCACGTTCAACCGTAATCATAGTCCAGACATTTGCAGAAACTCTGGTATCAGAAATAAAGAG